GTAAGAATCGCGATGACAGGTACACCCGTTATGAATCAGCCCATTGACTTGTTCATCATACTGAAGTGGTTAGGATATGAGAGTCATGCATTCTACAGCTTCAAAAAGCACTATTGTGAATATGGTGGATACGGCGGATATGAAATCATCGGTTACAAGAATCTTGATGAGCTTAGCGAGAGACTTAATGAAATCATGCTGAGACGTTTAAAGAGTGATGTGCTTGACCTTCCTGAAAAGCTTTATATTGATGAGTTTGTCGAGCTTACACCCAAGCAGTTACAGATTTACAAAGAAGTCACAGCAGATATACAAGCAAACATCGACCAGATAAAGAAAGCAAGTAATCCACTTGCTGAGTTAATCAGAATGAGACAGGCGACTGGTTACACCGGCATTCTTTCAAGCAGTATCAGAGAAAGCGCAAAGCTTGACAGAATGGAAGAGCTTGTTGAAGAAGCTGTAGCAAACGGTAAGAAAGTTGTCATCTTCAGCAACTGGACACAGATGACAACACCGATACGTGAGAGACTTGAAAAGAAATATTACTGTGTATCAATCACAGGAGAGCTTAATGCTGAAGCGCGAGAGACAGCAAAGAATGAGTTCCAGAACAATCCCAAGTGTAAAGTCATCATCGGAACGACAGGAGCGATGGGAACAGGCTTAACACTTACAGCTGGCACAGTAGAAATCTTCATGGATGAGCCTTGGAACAGAGCTAACAAAGAGCAAGCAGAAGATAGATGCCACAGAGTTGGTACAAAAGAGAACGTAACAATCTATACATTGCTTGCAAAGAACACCATCGATGAGAGAATACATCAGCTTGTTTACAAGAAAGGCGCGATGGCAGATATGCTTGTAGATGGTAAGCTTACTGTCAACAAAGAGGAAGTCATTGACTTCCTCCTGTCGTGAGACAGTTAAAAAAGAGATTGACAGCGCATTTTAAATGTGTTATGTTATGTTTAAAGTAAATGTTTAAGAAAGGAGGAATCAATATGGCAACTAAAGAAAGACGCATCAAAGTAGAGGAGCTTGCGCTGTCAGTTGGTGTATCTGTTAAGACAATCAATAACTGGTATGCATTCAAACAGGCAGAGCCTGACCATGAGCTGTCAAAGCTTCTTCCTGACTTTGAGCAGGACCATGCAAGAGGTACAAGAAGCTGGAAATTCAGTGACATCTGGAAAGTCAAAGAATTTAAAGAGAAGATACCCATCGGTCGTAACGGAGCTATGGGTGCAGTAACACAAAAGTATGTTAAAAAAGGAGAGTAAAAAATGGAATTAGCAAACACAGTGGATGCGATGACATCCGACAACTACAAAGAAAGATTTCGTGCAGAATATCATCAGACAAAAATCAGGTATAACAAATTACATTCGACCATCATAAAGATGGAAGCAGGGACACTTGGATTCGAGCCTGTATGCAGTCTTGAGCTGTTACAGAAGCAAGCAAGAGCTATGGGTAAATATTTGCACATACTGGAAGTTCGTGCTGAGATTGAGAACATCGATTTAACTTTACCATTATAAGGAGGATATCATGAGTACACAGAAGTTGGATGAACTTAGACCACAGCTTGCAATGCGCAAAGCTGAAGCCGGCGAATTAAAGAAAGTATGTGACTCCGAAAACGCAGAAATCAAAGATATCATGGCAAGTGCAGGTCTTAAAAAGTACGAAACTGACGGTTATACAGCTAACTACATAGAATCTGTTCGAGAGAGCATGGATGAGGAAAAGCTGTTATATTTGCTTCACAGCACTTTTAGCAAGAAACAGCTTAAAGAGTTAGGATTAATTAAGACTGTAGAGCAGGTTGATGAAAACGCGCTTGAGAACGCTATCTATCACAATCTGATGGGTCCTGACTTTGTAGAGAAGATGGCGAGCTGTAAAGATAAATCTGTTACAGTAAGTCTTAAAATCACAAAGAAAAAGGGGTGATATCATGCCGACTAAAACAACAAAGAAAGTAACAACAAAGACTACGAAAGCAAAAGAGAAAGCTTACGAAAGCATTGCCAAAATCACGGTAATCGCGGCCACGAGTCGTGCAAGCGTAAAGATAAAGGATAACTACTTTACAGTAGAATATCATGAG